CGCCGCCCGGTGCTGCGTCTTCGCAGTTGAATTTTGGGATGCGCACGAAATAACTGGGTTGGTTTTTCGCGGTGTAGAAAACGGACATTTTGCCGCCGCTTGCGGCTTCGACTGAACGGCGCAGGCCATCGATTAGCGCCGGGGCTTGCTTGATCGCGTCATCAACCGTATCAAGGCCGGACACTTGAGACGCTTGGTCTTTATACCCCTTTGCCGCGGCGGCGGAACTTGACGCGCTGGAAGCCGAAGCCGATGCAGAGCTTATTGCACTGGCAGCTTCAGACTCTATATTTTTCCAAGTTTTTCGAGTTTTCCCGAGCCTGTCCAAAAATGTGAGGGCTTCGCCGCTCACTGCCGAATCAAGCGCTTTTGCGTTGTCGTCCAAATCTTCGCCAGAATTGGAGGGAACCGGGTTGCCTGTATTAAACGCCATCTGTTGGCCACTCCTGTAGTGCGTTGTCTAAGTGTTCGAATATGTTTAGGGCCTGGGCGAGAACCGCGCCGCGCTCGTAAGTCAGCGTGGCGGTAGAGCCGCGGCCAAGCCGAACATCTGGATTGAACGAGCTGTTCACGTAGCCTGTTACAGCCTCGCTGTACCCATCCTTTTTGGCGCGGACCATTGCGTTTGCACCGGAGTACAGCATTGGCGCGCCCTGCTTAAATGTGCCGGCCACGAAATAGCGTCCTCCAGAGTCAAGAAAATAAGCCAGATCCACCCTTATTTTTGCTACCTCAGAGACGGGCGCGGTCATTCCTGCGTTAGTCCCAACCAATAGCCCAGAGGGCTCTTTTGTGGCTGGGTCGTGAGTGAACCGGGGTTCGTTCGGCGCGCCTGAAACAAGCGCGCCGTTGCTGTCGAAGTAGTCAGATGCCGTGGCGCGGGTCAGCTCCACAACCTCCACAAATGTTTTATCTTGACGGTTAAAGTCTGCCATTAGTCTGCACCGTGGGCTGTTACTGAAAATGAAACGCTCATGTAATCACGCGGGCCTGTGTTGGACGGGATGATTGGCTTATCAACCCACCCCATCAGCACTTCGTCTGCGTACTCTTCCGGGTGCCAGGCAATGAAAAACGGCGTTGTGATTGCTGCGGTCATAAAGGGTTTTAGTTCAGCCCGCACCCAATCGGCTTTCAGGTTTTTCCAACTGTAATCTGTCGCGTAACCCCGGCGAACAACCGACCGGCCAAGCCATTGCCCGCCTTCGGACTTGCTGGGCTGTATTTCAACCTGTGGCGACAGAGTGCCGGGTGTGTGGCCCTGATAAATGCCGCGTTGCATGGCCAATGCGCGGCCAAGATACAGCAGCCCCACGTAAGCGCCACCGGTTGCGCCGGCCTGGTAATTACCGGCCTGATATACTTGGTTGATAAAATCCAGCGAAAGCGTGGATTCAACCGCCCAGCCAAGAATTTCTATACGCCAGTATCTGGCCATTACCGGGGTAAACAGAAACATAGCAGCGCTTCGACTATCAATGATCGCCTGCCTGCGCTCGGTGTAATCAATGCCGTTGGGGCTGGAATACAAAATCACTTCGCAGCCATCCAGCGAGTGGGCGCCGAAGGCCATGTAATCCACAGTTGCCTGGGTGCCGGCGTCGATATTAATGGTGGCGGGAAGCACCGACGGCTTCCACAGTTCATAAGTGAACGCATTGCCCATGGCCGAGGCCTCAAAGCCTGCAAGGTTGGTACTGGCCGTTACGCTTTGCTCATTTAGAATCGTGTTGTAGCCAATTCGGGCAAACTGCAGAGGCTGATTTGACTCAATTGCTTTGTCGTCGTAATAATTTCTATCGTATAGAGCGCCCATCAGTTGGATTCCTCGCCGCGTACGTCGCCTTTGTTAATCCATTCGATTAGGTTTGCGCCTTTGTAGATTGCCTTGCCGGGGAGGCCGCCATAACCGTAAGTGACATTTCCGGCAGCACTATTGATTGATACAGCGGCACCGCCTCCCAGCCCAAGATTGCCGCCAGCGCCAGCTCTTTTAATAAACGTATAGCCGCCACGGGATGTATCCTTCTCTCCAAACCCACCACCACTCACGTCAGACCCTATGGCCGGCTGGGAGGTGGATCGCACATCATCGTAATCGTAAAAGTAAGACCCGTTGCCGTATTTATTTTTGGACACATCACTTATATCTCGGCCAGCTCCTCCGCCGCCGCAAATCAACTCAATGTCCTCGTATCTTGAATGGCCACTGACACGGCCCGCAACTGCACCGCCGCCGCCGCCGCCGGCTAGAATGCCTCCGTTAATAATTCTTATTTGGTGGCGTACCAAAATACCATCACCTCCATCGCCACCAGGCACACCCTTTCTTGGTGTGTTTAACGGAGTCGAGGAACTTACCGCTAGTGCCGTTGTTATATGGGCGGAGCCGTTGCCGCCCGCGCCCAGAATCTTGGCGCCAGCCTCTACAGTCAGCGCCAGGTCGACTCCTTCAGGCCATGTGCCGGTATCGATCGCGGTTGATACGGGGTACTCGCGAACCTCGTAATCAGTAGGGCCTACGCCAGGGTATGGTTGCCCTGCCGTTATCCGTCTGTATGCGCCAATGCTTCTACGCTGCAAAATAGGAACAGTGCCGACGGCCATTGATGAAACCGATGACCAGCCCGCATTATAAATAGCGTTCGGATCACCCTCTTGCAAAAATTCGCCATACGGGAGGTTCGCGCGGGTAGACGTGGATGAGCTGCCAATAACCACCCCTTCACGGACAATAAATGTAATCTTTTCGTCACCCATAGGTGCGCCGAACAAGGCGTCGTGCAGTGTTCGTAAGTTGACATTCAAGAGGTCGCTGGTGATGGGGATTATTTTGATGTTGGGGTCTTCAACGTCACCGCCCGGGTCGCCGCCACCGCCAGCATCGTCATCACCGCCGATCAGCGCTGGTATAAACTCTTGTGCAGCGAATTTCAATTCACTGCCAAGCGAAGATTCTTCTGCTTCAAATATCTGCAGGTTAACCGGTGACGGCAAGCCAAAACGGCTGACGCGCAGGCGGTTGGTCAGACGGATGTAGTCGCCAAGCCACAGGTGACCATCTTTGGCGTCTACCTTGAAAGTTATTTGCCGGGGTGCGTTGCCGTAGCGACTCAGTATGCGGCGGCCCAAGTCTTCCGCCGCCGATGCGTTGGTGGCGTCAATCCAGCGGCTAAAGATGGTTTTCACGCGCCGTAGGTTGTGCTTGTTCGCGCCTTCCGCTGATGGGTCTGAGGTAATGGCGATGGTGGAGTAGTTGCTGCCCTGGTCAATCTTTTCGGTGGGGTTCAGCTGGCCGTAATACACCCATACTTGGGTGATAAGCTCATCGGCCAGGTCTTTCCAGCTTATTGAATCGGCTATCAAGTGGCGGTTATCGTCAAGCTCTGTTACTTCTTCTTCCTGGGCCAGTCGTACTGATTTCAGCACCACTTTCCCCAGCCGCTCATCCCACCAGATCGTGAAATACATCTGCTGGCACATTTCGCTGATGAGCTTTGCCACGCCTTGCGGCTCGGTAATGATGGATGAGTAAAGGCGCGGCAGAAAGTCTAGCGCTTCTGCGTTCCATTGATTGATGTCGAGATAGTCCGCCGGAACGCCTGCGTAGTTTCTCAGAAGGTCATAAAGGATTTCTTGTGGCTTTTGTGACGCGTAATGGAGACAGAGCTGAGCCATGTCTCCCTCGCCATGGCTGCCCGGTCCCGTGCCGTACTGCCCGCGTTGGATGGTGAGAGTATCTCCAGACCGCATAAAGCTGACCACTTCTTTGCCGATTCGGATGTAACCGCTGGCAGGGTATTCGGATTCGCCCACGCCCGAGGGCGAAAGCTGGGCCTGCGTGTCTGTTTCGGTTATGGCTGTTGCGAGTTTGCCGCCACTGGCTACTGGGGCTTGCGCTTTTTCGTCTTCAGCAAGGGTTAGCACATCCTTGCCTTTCATCGTTACGCGGCCACTGGCGTCGGGGCCTTCGAAGCCGGTAACGACAAAATCACGGCTGATCTCGTCAACAATGGCGCCGTTAACCAGATAGCCCGTGCGCAGGCGGATAGGGCGCTGCATGTAGTAAGGGTTTCGGGCTCGCCATTTTGTCCAGAATGTACCGCGATCAATAGGGCTGTAATTGCGAAACAGGCGGTAAGGGTCAACCACCTTATCGTTGTGGGGATGGTCTTGAAATGTGGCTGATATGCTCGCCCGCTGGCCTAATGCGCCGGCGTTAGAGTTGGCGCCGCCCGGATTGAGCTTGGCCGGGGTTACTTTCACACCGGTTAGCGAGGGTATGTAATAGCTATCGGTAGGCCCTGGGCTGCGCTTATCAATAAATCGGAGTATCTGCACGCCCTTGTCGTAGTTGGCCGGTGATTGGCAAGTGGAGCGAGTGTTAAAACACTGGGTCTGGCCTTCCTGGAGTGCGGCTGTGCAGGGCGCAACGCCGTAAGTAAGATTGCAGAAATCTTGATCGAACTCCAGGACTTGAACCGGCTCGCGGCCAAAGCGTCTATTTTCAAACATTACTGTTGCACCTGCAAAATAGCGCCGTCTTTCTGGGCTTGATTGATGGTTTCGATGAGCTGGCGACCGCTAAACATGTCGCCGGGGTTGATGCCTTGCAGTGTCAGGGTTTGGCCTGTGCTGGCCTGGCCGCGCACCGCTTCGCCCTGGTTGTTGATGTCCTGGGTGACACTGCCGCCGCCACCGCTTGAGCCGCCGCCACTTCCGCCGCCACCGAACGACTGGGAGCGTATTGCGTTGATCTGGGCAAACGTGGCTGCGCCAGCTGCCGCCGCGTATGCTGCCCCCAGGTAAGGGCCGCCGGTGGATGCGCCCACTTTGTAAGCGCCAACAATGGCCGCGTAGCCATCAACCAATGCGCCCGCTAATGCAGCAGCCTTTCCGATCTCAAACATTTTTTTGGATTCGGTATTCATCAGCGTTGTGAGATTGCCCATGGCCTTGCTCATAGCTTGCTGTTTATCCCGCGCTGCATCATCGGCAAGTTTTTCGCGGGCGTCGGATGCCTTTTTTTCTATCGCAGTCAGGTCAGCCTCTTCGCGTTCTTTTAGCAGTTTTTTTGCTTCAGCGTAACCGCCTTCAATTTCCAGGCTTGCTAACCTTGCGGCCTCTAAGTCTTCTCGGTCTTGCTCGTATTTCTCAAGGGTTAATTCGCGCTCTGTTAAATTGGCTTCGCGGATAACCTCCAGCTTTCGTGCCAACTCTTCGCGCTTGCGGTCGGCTTCGTCTTCCGCTTTTACATCCTTGCGACCCGACCCACTTCCGCCGCCAAGGTCCGGCTGGAGCAGGTCGCCAATGCCGGCCATTTCTTCGGCAGCAGCCCCGGCGTTTGCGCGGGATTCTGCCACGAACTGCTTAAACACCATGCCGGGCAGCGGTTCCATCAGCATATCGTGAATATCTTGAATGCCGATTTCTTGCGCTAGCCGCACAGTCTCAAGCTCACTCGCAATGCCTTTGCCAAAGTCAGACAGGCCTATGGGCTCGATATCCACGCCGGGTAACTTACTCATTGCGGCTAGGAGCTCGTCAATTGCCTGCACTGGCTTATTAACAATGGCGTTGGCAGCTGTCAACATCACGTCAACCACGCCCAAACCGAACAGTGCAATGCCTTTGCCTGCAACTTCAAACGTGCGCTTAATGCCCTCGATAGCGTCTACAAAAAACGCGGCCGCCTTGATGCCCATATTGAAGCCATCGCCAATGGCCTCGCCCATGTCTACGCCATCGGTACCGGCTTCAACCATCATCCGGCTTACGGCGTCCAAAATCGGCGCAAACTCAACGGCCATGCGCTGGGAAATACCTTCGACCACCAGCCCGATACGGTCAAAAGAATCGTTTGCGGCCTCCACTTGTGCGGCATCCACGGCGCTCAGGGATAACCCGAGTGCGTCAACTTCTTTGCGGCCAGCGCGAATGGCATCACCGCCCTGCGTCATCAGGTTTACCATCTCACCGTTGCGGATGCCCATTTGCCGCAGTTCGTCACCGGCTTCCTGGGTAGACAGGCCCATCTCTTTCATACGGTCAGCAATGGTCGCCAGGCGCTGATCCACGTCCATGTCAGACAGGTTTTCAGCAGATAGGCCGAGACGCTGAAACGATTCATAAGCCGACCCACTTCCGCGCTGTGCCTCACCCAATCGAGAGTTCAGCTTTTCCATCGCGCGGCCCAGCACTTCCGTGCCGACACCGGCGTCAGAGCCCGCAATTTGCACGCCTTTCAGGCCGTCGATGGTGCCGCCAAGCTGCCTTGCCAGTTTTGCTTGCGAGTCCACGGCCTCAAGGCCGCGCCGGGTTAGCTCAATACCGATAGCGGCGGCAGCAGCCGCAACCGCAACGCCCATGGTCGCTACTTTCTTGCCAACCGCGGACGCCTCGTTACCAAACTTCTTTGCGGTACCGCCAGCGCTGGCCATGCCCTGGTTAAATTTGGTGGTGTCGCTGGATACGCGCACGGCCAAGCTGCCAATCGCCATCTTGGTTGCCTCTAGTCTGGTGGGAATCCGGCCTTGACGCGGGCGCGGCGCAGTTCGTCTTTCATTTCTAGGGCTTCATCTTCGGTGATGCCGCCACCCTGCCTTTTCTGATGCTTAATTTGTTCGGCCTTGGCGTCTGCAAACCAGTAAAACTCGGTAGGGTGCATCGACCAGAACTCACGCGGGGACAAGCCCCAGCCGATGACAGCGGCCTGGTAAGCCGATTTTACGACTTGCCCGCGCTCGTCTTTTTTGACTTGGGCGCATCCTCGCCTTTTGCGGGTTCGGGTGTAGGGTCTGAGCGTACCGATTGTGGCAGCATCAGCTCCAGCAGGCTTGCCACGGCTTCGGAGATTGCGGCAAGGGTTTGGCCGTCTGCCCACATGCCTTTGTACACTTCCGCAGCGCTAACACGGCACCCTGCAAAGCGCAGAACAACCGAGTAGGCCGCAGACAGTTTGGCGAGGGGAATTTTGCCTGAAGACCGGCCCCGCTCGAGCTCCATAAAGGTGAGATGGTCTTCCACAGCGGCTAGCACACGCATTACGTAGTCATCGCCGCGGATCGTGTAGGGTACGCCCTCCCACGACAGTTCAATGTCATCAAAGATCGCCATGGTTATTCCTTATTGTGGTGCGGTGTAGGTGACTTCGCCGGATGCACGCATCTCGAAAGAGTAGGTGCTCAGGTCGTTGTAAGTGTCTTCCAGCGCGAAAGATGACAGGCCAAAGGAGGCAGACACGACACCGGTATCGGGATAGGTCAGGGTGTAGGTTTCGTTCCCGGTAGCCGGGTTCAGCGCGTCACCCATAATGGCGTGGTCTGAAATTACACCCTCGACCGAGATAGACACGTCGATTTGGCCTGGCTCGTCAAGATGGGTAGCCCACGCGCCCGAATCGTCGTCGGATGAATCGACCAGCTCACGGTTAATGCTGAGTGACTTGGTTCGAACGTTGGCAATTGGTGTGCCGTCTTTTGCCAGAATGACCTTGCGGCCTAGATGCTTAGCCATGATTTATGCCTCGTCGTTTAAATTGATAACCATGCCGCCAGGAATATCCATGCGGGCACGTATCGGTTCCAGAGTTATGCCGCCGTCACGACTGCACACCAGTTCATTGCCTTCGGGGGTTACTGCCAGCGCTATCACTTCCACGCCGTCTTCGGTTAAACGGAAAGCCTCAACCGAATCAATGGCCACGCCCATTGCGTCCATGACAACAAGGCCGTGCCCGTCCTGGTCCATGTCAACCCATTCAGCTCCCATAGCCAATCTCGTCAATTAGAACGCGAAAAGACGACACGCCGTGATAGGTGTGGCCGTCAGGGTCAAGGGTTACCGGCTGCTCTTGATTGAAGTCACAACCGATAAACTCATGATCAGGGACTGCGAGGGTGGCCCGGTGCAGCGCTTGATATATTGCGGCCTGTATTCGCTTGGTTTCGCGCTTGCCGTCGTACCGGCTCCACACGTCGATGGTCACGCCAATATCCCCACCAGATGATGTGTCGGTGGACATGTCACGAACGGAATCGCTGCCGATTACGATGTAAGGGAAAACAGAATCGTTACCGGAGTCGCCGGCCTGAATGACGTCATCGTAGACGGCGGGAAACAGGGAAGCCGCGCCGCGTACGACATACTGTCGCGAAGCAAAGTCCAGCTCTAAAAACGGGGGAATGTTCGGTGAATTTACGCGCTTTGCCAATATAGCTGCCAGCTCATAGCTGGAACAGAGCGCGATGTGAACAGCGATTTGAACGGCGTTTGCCATGCCTTCAGCCATTGCGCTTTGCTCCCTGCTTTTTCGCCTCTCGTGCCAGAGCCTTTTCCAGCTTTTTGCCGAACTCCTGGGCGAAGATTTCGGGCAGTTGCGGCTCTACTGCGGAAACGGTGGGCTGAATGAACGGCTGTGCTGAGTGTTTTTGGGTGCCAAACTCTATGAAGTGCCAGTACCAGGCATCGTTCTTTGCCTTTTTGCCGTGCTCGATGCGCACATCTGATATGGCCACATCTCCCTGCATTTTTCGGCGCCGGGCTTTAATGGCTTTGCGCAGAGTGCCGTCGTCTTTCGGCGCCTTCTTGCGCATCTGCTTTGCCACTTCGGTAGCCACACCCTGAACTGTTGCGCGGGCAAGGTTGCGAGCTTGCTTTGGCGCAATGTCCTTTGTCATTTTTCGAAATTCTTCAATCCCGGTGACTTCAAATTGCCGGTTACGTTCCACCATTAGGTTGCCACTCCCCGGCTGCACTCAAGCGGCAGATAGGCTGATCGCTTGCCGCCGTCCTGGGCAAAGGTGAGGTTCATCACGCGATCCATGCCCAGCCACTTAACGCGCCAGGTTTCGTTCACGTCGCTGCGGTAGCGGATGACAACCAAGTAGCCGCCTTCAGCCTGGGTTCGGTCGCCGTTCTGACGCTCTTTTCCGCGAAGCGGGCGGACGTGAGCCCATACCTCTGTCTGAGTTTTCCAGACCTTAGTGAATCCACCTTGCCCGTCAGGTGTGCGAACCTCTTTTTGCAACTCAATGCGCTGGTCTAGCTCGCCGGGTCGGAATTTCATTTAATCCAGCCTTTTCGATTAATTGAAACAAGCGACTGAACCGCCATTGGAAGTTGGGTTATGATTGTTCCAACTACAACGGTGCCCCTGTTCTCAAACCAATGAACCACAAGCATTCGAATTGCGCGGCCAATAGACGCGGGAATGCCGCTATCACTGTCACCAAAGCCGGCCCGATAAGTGATTGTTATGGCGTCAAGCTGGTCCGCTAGGGCTGGCCATGCCTTGCCTGTTTTTGGCGTGAGATAGGCCCAATCTTCCTCTCCATAAAAATTAAAATCTGAGACAGCCACAGACTGCTGAACCCCTGCACCGTCAAAATAGTTTATGGATTCAATGGACTGCGCCGGGGTTATTGGTAGCTCTATGCGCCCAAGCCTGTCGGGACAAGGAACGGAAAGCTGCCATGTCTGAGTGATGAACGCCTTTCCGATCGCGCCGTTTGGCGCTTCCATAAAGTCAGTGGCAGCCATTATAAGTGATTCAATAAGTGCGTCTTCAATGTCCCGTTCTTCGCGCAGGTCTGCCTTCGCTTGCGCCAGAGTCACCGGCAAAACTACCGGCTTAACCGTACGCCGCAATATCTGATCGCGATGTTCGAGGCTCATTGTTTATTCCTTTACGGCTTTTTGAGGGCTGGCTTTTCTGGTGGCGGTTTCCTTTGCGTTGACCGCCACAGCCTGAGAGGCGGCAATCATCCGGCGGCCTTCGTCCTCGCCAACGTCTATGATTTCACCTGCGCTATGGGCCACTCTGGCGCCGGCTCGGCTTACTGTTAGTTGAACTTTCATAAAAGAAACCTCGAAGCAAAAGGCGCCCCGGAAGGCGCCCTTTGTGGTTTTCAGTCAGATTAGGCAGCGTGGATCAAGTGCTTGACTGCGCCGGTGTTAACCAGCTCGGAGTCGAAGCGCTTGAAGCCAATCATGCCCACCTGGAACTTCTCGGCGTAACGCTCACGCAGGGTCATAACCTCAAAGCCGCGAACTTTGCGAACCAAGAACTTAGACATGTCGCCGAAGATAATCGGCTTTGCGCTCGCGGCAGAATCTGCCATTGCCTGGTTGACGCTGTACGGCTTGCCCTGGAACGTATCGGGCTCACCTGAACGAACGTCGCCCATCTGCCACAGGTAGTTGCCTTGGCCGTCCTTCAGCTTCCGAATAGCAGCCAGAGTGGTGTCGTTAAACATCCAGCGGCAACGCGGGGACTGGCGGTAGGCGGGATCAACGGAGTGAAAGAAGTCAACCAGTTCATCAGCCGTGAAAGCTGTGGCGCCGGCAGTTGTTTTGCCCATACTGGAGGCGGTTACGATGCCGCTCGGCTGGCCGGTGCCGGTGCCGGTAGTTAGAACCTCGTTAGCGGTGCGGCCAAGGCGCTCACCGAAAAGCTCAGTCATCAGCGCTTCAATGTTGAAAGCTGAATCCTGCAGCAGCTCAAGGGGCACTTTCACCATGCCTGTGTCGTAGATGAAAGCGTTGAACATTTTCTCACCGAACACAACGTCATCGGTGCCGTCGTCATTTACCGCTGCGTTTTCACCTTTGGAACGTCCACGGCTGGCTGTGTCATCAACGGTTGGATATGGCAGAGGGTTGCCGGTGGCGGTGTTCAGCTCCTGCACAATGCCGCCGTCCCACATCGGACCCCACATTGCCAGCGCTTTGTCGATGGTGCCGGCAAAGCCTTCGGGGACGGTGTAGCCACCAGCGGAATCGGTGCCGGTTGCTTGTGCACGGGCTTCCTGCGGTAAGTTGGCACGGCCAAGTACAAGCACGTTGCGTTCTTCACTTTCCAGGCTTGCAACGCCAAAACGCAATTGCTTACGGAAAACTTCCTTGTACTCCGGGGTTTTCTCGTGATCATCAGCGGCTGCTCGCTGCTGTTGATGGTCAGGGGCGGGGCGGCGAGGATCACCAGCATTGGCGCGATTCTCGGCAGCGGCCAGCTTTTCTTCGCGATCTGCTTGCCCGCCGATTTTGTCGTGGTCGGCCATGATGGCATCAAAGCGAACCTCAATTTCTTTCGCTTCCGCTTCGGTGGTTTTGTCGGTGATCTTGTCAAACTCAGCGCGGGCATCGGTGGCCAGTTTAGCCATGCGTTCCCGCAACTCGATTAGCTTAGACATATTAATTTCCTGTCGTCTTATTGCCTTGCCCAAGGGCAAAGATAGGCACCAGAAGCGGGAACCGCTACTTGGCTTCTGACTCAGCGAGAGTCAAATTCATACCGCGCTTAATGTTTTGAGCGACGTGAGATGCGGAGGATTTCTTGCAGGCTTGCCGATGCTCTTGCAGGC